TACACAAGTGCCGTTGTCTGGTATGTCAAAAGATTGGAAGCAAAAGAAAGACGGCAGAAAGATTAAAGGCTTTGATGTCGCTAAAGCAAAGAATGGTGTGCAAATGAAATTTGATACACGACGCAACGCGGTCGGTGTCATCTTAATTATTCAGAAAGATCAAGCGGCTGCCATCTTTGAGACTGCTGGCCGTAAAAACACAAACAGTCTGAGCCGTAATCTTGACCCAGTGCAGGCTGGTCGCACTCGACTCATTGGCCCTGCCGTGTATCGTTCGCGTCGTGGCATTGAGGCTGCAATGAAATCTACGATCGCAGCAGCGGCGCGCACAGTTGAGCGAGGCATCTGATGGCTTTATCTATTCCAATTATTTCTGAGTTTGATGGCAAAGGCATTGACAAGGCAATCAAAGAGTTTAAGCAGTTAGAGACGGCTGGCGAAAAAGCACACTTTCTCATAAAGAAGGCTGCGATACCTGCGGCGGCTGCGCTGGCTGGTGTAACTACGGCTTTGACATTTGCGGTTAAGGCTGCAATGGAAGATGAGTTAGCGCAAACAAAATTGGCACAAACTCTAGAGAACACAGTCGGCGCTACCGAAGCACAAATTAAAGCAACTGAGGACATGATCTCAGCCATGTCCAGGGCGACTGGTACGGCTGATGACGAGTTACGGCCAGCATTCGCTGCGCTTGTGTTGGGTTCACATGACATAACTAAAGCAACTGAAGCATTAGGAATTGCTCAAGATGTCGCCACTTCAACAGGCAAATCACTTGCAGAAGTCAGTGACGCAATGAGTAAAGCATTCGGCGGAAACATGAGAGGTCTGCAAGCGCTCTCACCAGAACTTAAAACAATGATTGCAGAAGGCGCGTCACTCGACACGGTAATGTCAATTTTGTCTGACAACTTTGGTGGCGCATCAGCAGCCGCTGCAGAAACTGCAGCAGGCAAATTTGCAATACTAAAAAATAGTATAAGTGAAACTAAAGAAAGTATTGGTGCAGCATTATTGCCAGCAGTGCAAACCGTGTTGCCTTATTTACAAAAAATGGCTGACTGGGCTCAAGCAAATCCAAAACTGTTTACAATTATTGCTGGCACGATCGCAGCAGTAGCGGCATCTATTATGGCAATAAATTTTGCTATGGCCTTAAACCCATTTGGTTTAATTGTTATTGGTACGGCGCTTGCTGGCACTGCAATATATATTTTAAGTACAAAATTTGAGTCTTTTGGCAATGTTGTTAAAACAATTATTAACTCAGTTATTGGTTATATAAATGGTTTGGTATCTGCAATGTATAACATTTATAACGCAGTTGCATTTGTGCAAAATTTAGTACCGGGTTTAGATAACATTCCTCTGCTTACTGCGCCACAAATACCGTTGTTTGGTGGTTTTGCGTCAAGCGGTGGCGGCGGTACACCGTTTACAGGTGACAAAGATTTAGGTGTCAAGATTCCTGCCACACCTAGTTTTAGTGTGCCAACAATGCCTGCACCTGGCGCACCTTTAATCGGCGGTGGTGGTGCTGGTGGCGGTGGCGGTGCTGGTGCACCGTTAGGCGTTCAAGGCCTAGGCGGCGCACAAGTAGGCGCGCTAACAACATTTGGCAACGCTGAACGCATCGCAGCGCGAGGCGACACGATCACAGTCAATGTGAACGGCGGCATATCTACAGGACCACAAATCGGTCAAGCAGTCTACAACGCGCTACTAAACTACAAACAGGTTTACGGCCCACTCGACGCACTGGCGGTGTAATGGCTGCGACGCTGGTTACTGGCGGAAGTTACCTACTTGAATTAGGCACAGGGTTTGACGCTCAAGCATTTGTGCTTGACCAGAGCGAGTTAGACGGCCCACAAGTTTTAGATGGCGACGGCGAGGACTTTCAAGACATCACAACATTTGCAAACAACATTTATATTACGCGTGGCCGTAAGCAGGTAGTTGACGCATTCGGTGCAGGGCAAATGGTTGTGTCAATGCAACAAACAAACAACGATCGTGCGCTAGACCCTTTTAACACTTCGTCAATTTATTACAACACATCTACCGATCAGCCAGGTTTAGGGCCGTTACGACCGATCAGGTTGAGTCGTGATGGCGAATATCTGTTTGTTGGCAAAGTTGTTTCGTATGCACAGCAATATGTGTTAGGTGGTCAGACACAGTACACGGTCTCGTGTGCTGATGACATTTACACGCTCGCACAGGCCGCGCTACCAGAGACGGTCACGGTTGAGCAGACTTCTAGCGCTCGACTGACAACAATGCTGGCACTCATTCCTTACACCGGCACGACTAATATTACTGCGTCACCAGTAGCAACGCTTGGCGCGTTCACGATCACAGAATCTGCGAACGCTAACCAGTATGCAAACCGTATTCAAGACGCTGAGCAGGGTCGCATTTTTGTTGACCGTGAAGGCGTGTTGGTATTCCAAAATCGTATTGGTGACACACTTGTGCCGTCAACCGTAGAGTTTTCTGATGTTGGCGCTAACACAAAATATGATGTGCTAGGTGTCGAATTTGACCAGCAGGCAGTCATCAACTCTGCGACCGTAGAGATTGAGTCCGGTGGCACGCCACAAACAGCAACTGACGCGGCATCTATATCAGAATACTTTGTGCAGTCTCAGTCAATTCTTGACAGTCTGCTATCAACAAACGCGCAGGCTTTGACGCTGGCCGACTATTTGTTAGACCCGATACCGACACCGCGATTCACTTCTATGTCAAGCACATTTGCGTCATTGACCGACCCGCAGAAAACTGCGTTAGCGATCATAGATATTGGTGACACGGTGTCTTTAACTAAATCGTTTACCAGTGGCACACCGTTGTCGGTGACACAAGCGCTGGCAGTTGAAGGTGTTGATCATGACATAAATGTGGCATCAGGTCACAGGGTCACGGTTTACACCAGCAACACAATCGTGCTAAATGCGTTCATTTTAGACTCGATCACATATGGCACACTTTCAACAAATAATGCACTAGGTTAGGAGAACTTATGGCAAATGAACAGACATCAGTACCGTTGTTTGTGGCAGACACGATATTAACTGCAGCACAGCAAAATATCAGCGCTGGTACGGGTGTACCAGTTTTTGCTACTACGGTTACGCGTGATGCGGCGTTTGGTGGCGCTAGTGAAAAGGTGCTTGCTGAAGGGCAGTTGTGTTATTTGTCTAGCACTAATGTTGTGCAATATTATGACGGCGCAGCGTGGGCAACTGTCGGGCCGTCAACGGCTGGCGGTTTGACTTTGGTTAGTGCGACAACTATTGGCACTACGGTTGCAAGCGTTACGGTTTCTAGTGCGTTTAGTGCGACTTATGACAATTATTCAATAAGTATTAGTGGTGGAACTTCATCTGCTACAGCCGGGCTTCGAATGACGCTTGGCGCAACAGCGACAGGTTATTATTCTGGCGGACTTTACAACACTTTTGGAAGCGCAACCACAACTGCAACTAATCAAAGCAATACTGCATTTTGGAATATTGGCGCTGCTGTGGCTGCAACTCTTTCCGCTAATATAAATTTAACAAGTCCCAATTTAGCAAAAGTAACATTATTTAATACTAATTTTATGGCCGCTTTAACGGGTGGTGATTTTAATATTGCAGGTGGTTTCTTGAACGACACAACCGCTTACACCGCTTTTACAATCACGCCAACTAGTGGCACTCTGACAGGTGGCACAATTCGCGTTTACGGATACCAAAACAGTTAGGACTATATGACTTACGCAGAAGCAGTAGCGATGTATCCGCATGATGCAGTATTTATACAAATAGATGATGTCGTGCGACCTATGACTCCAGTTGAATACGAAGCATTTATACAACAACAAGTAAACGCAGAACCACTACACAACTAAGGAGAAACAATATGGGGCCAGTTACTTTTAACATACATAACCAAACAAAATATGATCTGCGAGTGCAATCATCTAACGGGGCAACCGCAGAAGCCGTAGCAGGCGCGTCAACTAGTCTGGGCTTTGGATCAGGCGACACAAACATTACTAACGCTATGCGCTGGTATCAAGACGGCATCTGCATCTTGCAAGGGTCAGTTGCGTGGTCGGCTGGTGGCAGCGGCGCAGATGACGGCTGGACTACTAGCAACATAATTTGCATGAGTGGCGAGATGAACGGCGAAGGCTTTTCAGGTTGTAACGAAGGCTGGGTTGAGATGCAACCATACAATTTGATGGCTAACGGCGGCGAAGTAAGCGTGACTTACACAAACGCATAAGTTAGTTATGTCAAAGGCACGCAGGCAGATAGGCGATCAGTCGACTAAAGGCGCTGCACTCGGTTTATGCGTGTACGGCATGGTTAAAGGCAACTTTGACCCGATGCTGATCGCGTTACTTGTACCAGTAATTTCTACCGTGTTTGCGTGGATATCCACAAAGATAGGCGACCCTGAATTGGCGTGTCTGTTTATAGACAAACCTGATAAATGAAATATATTGTCGGCACTGCACCAGTAGTGGCCAGCGAGTTACCCGGCATGAAAGAATTTGCTAAACAGGTTTGCGCGCACTCAGACAAATCATTGTGGAATAACGGCACATTCGTTAATCGTGATGTCAGAAACAAACCGGGCGTAATAAGCAACCATGCAAAATCTTTAGCGCTTGATGCGTCGTACAGGTTCAGTAAAATTCATGGCCGTAAGAATGGGCGCGAAGTATCGTTGCCGTACATTTACAAACTGTTAGAACACGCAGACACATTAGGCATACAACTTGTAATCGACTACGCGTTGCAACGGTCGTGGAAGTGTGATCGGCGCACATGGATTAAAATTGGTGTTGAGGTTGGCGACTGGTATCACATCGAGTTATCACCTAACTTTGCTAACGACCCAGACAAGGTAAAAGCCAGTTGGGCTACGGTTTTTGGGGCATCACCGATTACAGCGCCGCCACTGGTCTAGGCTGATTTACCTACCGAGAAAGTAGGTCTTATGACACTCATCAGCAAAGCGGCCATCACACTAATTATCAGCGTTATGTCTC